ATGGGCAAACAAGGGCAAATTAAAGTAACGAAAGAGGATTTACTGCAGTGGATTAAGAATTATCATTGGATGGTTGCAACTATTGAAGAAGCACGGAAGCCAGTAGCAAAGGTTGATAATAATAGTTACATTGGGGCAAAAATAGCAATGTATGGTATTGAGGCAACATTACCAAAGGCAATCGGAGGTACTAGTGATCCGGTGTTTACAGAAGTACAACGTCGTGTATATTCACTAAATTATCGTATTATGGAATATGAGCAAAAAATCGCGGAAGTGCAAATGCGTATTCCACTAGTGACCGGAGACAGGGAGATTGAAGTGCTTCATAGATTGCTAGATGGTGAAAGTATGCGAGCTGTTGGTAGACACATGAAATTGTCCAGTACTACGATATTTAGGGTCAGAAACAATATATTGAAACAAATGTTGAAGTAGCCGAGAGGCTGCTTCTTTTATTTCTAAAAGTTTTGTTTCTTCAACAAATTGGCCAGCTTAATAAATGAGGTTTTTAATAGGTTGTTGGTCTAAAAAACTAGTATGTTTTTAAAAAGGGTTTTAGACAATTTTAAAGAATAAATATAATAAAGGAGTAATAAAGTAAGAAAGGAATTATTATTATGAAAGCTTTTATTTGTGGAGTTAGTAAATATGAAAAAGAATCAGATTTACCAAGTTGCGAAGTAGATGTGAAAAATATAACTTCTTCTATAAAGGAAAGATTAAAATTAGATCAATCTGAGATTATAACATTAAATAGCGTAAAAACTTCTATAAAAAAAGAAGAATTTATTAAAAGTTTCTTGGATTTTTCAGGCCTTCTTACAGACGAAGATACTGCAATATTTTATTTTTCAGGCCATGGTGGTACTAATTCTGGGGGGAAACATGAAATATTTTTAAGCGATGATTCCATTGAGACTGAACAAATAATAGGTATATTGGAAAGCAGTCGAAGTAAGAATAATTTAGTAATACTGGACTGTTGTTATGCAGGTAAAATTGATATTGAGATTAAAACAGCATCTATAGAAAAAAATCTGTTTGAAATTGTAGGAAAAGGAACAGAAATATTTTGTGCATGTAAAGATGATGAGAAAGCATATGGATATGAAGGTATAGGTGGTTTTTTTACCCAAGTATTTTCAAAAGCACTTGAAATTTCCTTGAACAATATAGAAAATGGTTTAACTATTAGAGATTTTACAAATTATATTCGAAGAGTCTTTGAAATGGGTTTGAGGCAAATAGCATATAAGCAAACATTTGTACAAATCGGAAATACTATTGGAGATTTTTATTTAATTGAACCACAACCTAAAACTTATAAACCTAAAAGTGTTTATTATGAATTTAATGATTATATAATCGAAGAGGTCAAAGATACTCATTCCGGTAGAAATAAAAGATATTCAGTAAAAGTATTATTAAAATATCCTTTTACAATAGACAAAATAAAAATGATTTCTGATGAAATATTATCGTTATCTACTGGCTTCGAAGTCTATAATAATGAAAAATTACATAATAGATTGTCTAAGGAAATTGTAAGCCATATTTTTTGTTACTTTGGTTTTACTAAAGAAGATATGTTAAATAGTAATTATTATTGTCGAAGTGTCTGGGTAGATAAAAGTCAAAATAGAAGTCATTGGCTTAAGAAGGTTGAAAATAGTCAACTGCTTGGTGAGACATTGTTTATTTATAACACTTCATATTTTGTTTTAAAAAACTTTATTAATTCAAATACTAGATCAGATATAGAAATTTTTGAGCTTGCAAACGCTATAAAAACAGATGCAATCAATATTGGCCAAATTATAATTAATAAATATCATGATTTTCTTAATAAGAAAATTTTTGAATATGAACTAATAGCGATTGTTGATTCTTATACTACTGAAATAGAACGACTTATTGATCAATCAGTAAATTTAGGTTATACGACTGAAAGGTTAAAAAAATGGATGAATAAATTAGTAGGAATGGTAGGAACGTTATCTGACTTTATACTATACTATGGTAGTAAATATGTTAATACTAGGGATGTAGATAATCGGAAGCAATGTATGAATTCTTCAATTAAATCATTTAATAGCGATCTTGATTCTTTGGCAAATATAGAAGTTACCTTAACGGAATTCTTTTAATTTAAATATTTCCCAAAAGCTATTAGAACAAAAGATTTCATAAAATAGACTACAATTTTAAATATTTATAACCTTTGTCACACTATCGAGAACCGTATTATTAAGTATATGTACTATAATTACTTTTCTAAACTAGCAGGGGCTTTAATAATTAGTTTATGTAGCAAAAGGAACAAATGTAAAACATGTACGATAGTTTGTGTTTGAAAATTTGTATTGTAAACTCGTAGGTAGGTTCGGTGTATGACATACATGGCTGGCCGTATTTTTTAAGAGATTAGGTATCTTAATTAATATAAAAGAATATGGAAGAAGTTCTTGTCTATTATTCAAGTTGCTAGAAAGCAAAAGTACATAAATCAACGAAGAGGGGTTGGAATTAACGATTTTTGAAGTATCCGTTGAATAAATTTATGAGAAAGATTTATTCAACGGAATTTTCTTTATTTTTTAGTTACACCTTTAAATGGCGTACCGTCTTGTTTTACATCCATAAACTTACCAGTATCTGAATCTACTTTTACCCATCTGTCAGTTTTAGGATTATAAACTTGATGTCGATCTTTTACTGCGCCAACGCGACCTTTACCTGGTTCTTTATTTTTGGCCATTAGAAACACCTCCTTTCGTTTCTATATTTCGACAATAATAGAAGAAATTCCTACTTGTGTTTTAAATAACGAGCATGTAAAAGTCTAGACTAAACAATTCAATTGCACGCAATTATTAGTAGGGCGGAGTTTGGTGTGGTTTTGAGAGTGGAAATTGTAGAAATTTGTTCCAATTTAATTGCTCGCAAAGTATGATTGATTTGGGTGATAAATATGGAAAATAACAATTCAATAGAAGAACAAAAGGAAAACTTAACAAAAAAGAAAAACAAAAGGAAATTTGAATGGAGAAATCAGGATTGGCTATGGCTTGTATTAATACTAGTAGCAATAATATTTTTTGTTACAACATTTAGGCTTGCCGATAATATTCAGGTTGTAGACTTATTTTCATTTATATCTAGCTCTGTTTCTATAGCTTTAGCTTTAGTAGCAATATTTTACGCATGGAAACAAGATAGTGATAGTCAAGTTGTAACAAGACATACTTCGAATTTATTAACTCAAATTACATCAAAAATTGAAAATATGGATAGCAAGATTGATAAATTGGATCCACAAACAGTGACAGCTCCTGTAGAAAACCAATTAATAATGGAAATAGAAAAGATTATTAGTGAAAAAAATACTGAGGCGAATCCAGAACTTTTAAGGGCTATCAATAAAACGATAAATGATAAATTTAATACTATAAATAAAAATTTAAATGGTTACTATAATCAAAGGAATAAATCTTGTATAGTAACTGTAAATCAAGAATCTAACTTTGAGAATGTGGAGAAGTTCACTAGTGACATAATGAAGTACACTGATGCAAAAGGGGTTGCTTCTTCACGGACAAATGGGAGCGTAATTATTTCCTTCGGTGCAAGTAATGAAAACTTAACAGAAATACTTTATAATATAGCTCAAAAAAACAACATATTATTAAAATCGATAGATATTAAATAAACATCCCTTGGGGTGTTTTTATTTTGCTCTAAAAATGAGTATCGAGCTGTCCTCCTCTTGCTGCTGAACTACCGGTACTTACTTTTGAGAGCGAAATAATTGCATCAAAATATTATTACAAATTTGTCGTATTTTGGATTATTATTGGTTCAGAGGAGGTGTTAGTATGATTCAAGTAAAAATATTTGATGAGGGAAAATCATCAAACCTAGAAAAAAGTATCAATGGATTCTTAGAACTAAAACAACAAAATGATAGTTTTAAATTAATTGATATTAAATATAATGCATATAATTACGGTGAAAACAGAACAGATTACCATTCAGCCGTAATAATTTATGAAGATTAATTTTTTAGAAACATCATCTTAAACGATGGTGTTTTTTATTTTACAAAGCAACTAGCATAATGGGGTGATGCCATTGGACATTATAGTAACGATTCCAAAAAGTGAATATAATTATGATGATAGAGAAACCGCTGTTTACGAACAGGGTGGATTTGAACAGTTCTGGCAACTATCAAGTCGACCTAAACGATTGAACATAGGTGATAGAGTGTACTTCGTAAAAAATGGATGCATCGAATCATCAATGAGGGTTATACGAATAGAAGAAAAGGCAACTACTACATGTGAGGTGACTAATCGCACATGGAGTGGCTGCCTTATTTTTATGGATGATTTGCAGCAAGAAAATATTCAAAATATCAATGGCTTTCAGGGTTTCCGTTATAGATGGTGGTAAACAGATTTTAATTAAAAGGGAGGGGCCAATTTGAAGATCATAAGTATACCTGTAGAAAAAATCAATCCAGCACCATACAATCCACGTTTGGATTTACAACCAGGGGATGAAGAATTTGAAAAGCTGGCTAGATCAATCAAGGATTTTGGCTATATTGATCCTTTAATTTGGAATGAACGCACTGGAAATCTGATAAGTGGACATCAACGGTTTAAAATTTTGCTAGCACAAGGTTATACCGAACTGGAGGTATCCGTTGTTGATTTTTCAGAGGAAAAAGAAAAGTTTGCGAACCTTGCCTTAAACAAAGTGAGTGGCAATTGGGATGATGAAAAACTTGCTTCTCTTTTTATGGAACTTGAACATAGTGATTTGAATCTTGGCAGCGGATTTGACCAGAACGAGATTGATTTATTGATAAAACAATTTACGGACCAAGATGATGAAATGACCGAGTTTTTCAATCAAGAACTCTCTTTAGAAACATTTGCAGAAGAAAACTTCGCATGCAAGTGCCCTAAGTGCGGTTTTTTGTTTGATCCAAAGGAGAAACCTCAATGAACGAGTGGCATTGGTCATTAAGTGATTTGAAAAAGGTTGAGAAACATAATTTCAAAGTGTTTAGCTGCTTCTCCTGTGGAGGGGGTTCTACAATGGGATATAAGTTGGCCGGGTTTGATGTTATGGGCAATGTGGAAATTGACCCCGAAATGATGACCCTATACAAGAACAATCATCATCCAAAGTTCCCTTTTTTAATGGGCGTTCAACAATTTAAAGAAATCCCGAATAGTGCACTTCCTGACGAGTTGTTTAATCTAGATATTTTAGATGGCTCTCCACCTTGCAGTGTTTTTTCGGTTGCAGGTAAAAGAGAAGCAAAATGGGGAGATGCTTACCACTTTAGAGAAGGTCAAGCAAAGCAACGATTAGATGATTTATTTTTCGATTTTATTGATGTTGCCGAGAAGCTCCGACCTAAAGTTGTCGTTGCTGAGAATGTGAAGGGAATGCTAATTGGGCAGGCGAAGGGCTTTCTTACGCTTATTGCCAAAGCATTTGATGAGATTGGGTATACACTGCAATTATTCTTGTTAAATAGTGCATCTATGGGCGTACCCCAACGCAGGGAGAGAGTCTTTTTTATTGCTCATCGAAAAGAATTAAATTTCCCTAAGTTATCACTGCCATTTAATGAAAAGCCGATTTTATATAAAGAAATCAGATCTGGTAGAGGGAAAGCACTGAATCCTCAAACAGTCACGTATCAGCGGTGGTTGAAAAGGCGCCCTATCGATAACAATATTGGCGATATTACAAAGCGCACAGAAGGTAAAGATCGTTCATTCAATACTGTATTTGTCAAAGATAATAAAGTTCCATATACAATAGCGAGTAATTCACAGTTCATCAGATATGATGAGCCTTTTTTTATTAGTGAGATGGATATAATCAGAATACAAAGTTTTCCCTATGATTATGATTTTGGAAGTTCTAACATTCAATATGTATGTGGCATGAGTGTTCCGCCGATTATGATGAAAAAAATCGCTGAACAAATATACCTTCAATGGTTTAAATAAAAAGAGAGAGGTGCGCTAACACCTCCCTGAAATAGAGTGCCGAATACCGGCAGAGATAGCGTTACACCGTGCACGGTTTTACTCAAGGCGCTATCTCACTTTCATTATAGGTGAGAGGTCGGTAGGAGGCAATGAAAAATACAAACAAATGTTCTGTATCTATAAAAGAAGACGACTTATTACTGCAACATGAAATAAGCATGGCTGAAAGTATTAATGAATCAAAAGAACGTTATAGAAAAATCGTACAAGCAGGGATAGCTCAATGGGTAAAAGACTTCAAGGACGGTCTTATCAAAGTATCGACTGTGGATGATTTAAAAAAACTAATCGAGCTAGACATCGACTTACAAAAAGACGATTGATAAAAACAAACTCAACTCAACTGACGGAGGTGGTGTTAATGTAACATGGCTGAAAAATATCAATTAGCTTATCAGGATTATAAAAGTGGCATGAAGCAAAAAGACATCGCTGCTAAGTACAACGTGTCCATTAACACCGTCAAGAGTTGGCAACAACGCAAATGGCGAGCTATGGACAATGATAATGAAAAAGTATGCACACCAAATGAAAAAAGTGTGCATACCAAAAAAGGCGCACCACGTGGCAATAAAAACGCTCTAAGGAATACAGGTGGTGCACCATTAGGCAATAAAAATGCAAAAGGCAATAAAGGCGGTTCTGCTCCGCTGGGTAATAAAAACGCTGTAACGACAGGTGAATATGAATCTCTCATGTGGGACTACCTAGATGAAGAGGAACGGGAGCTATATGGCACTATTGAAACTGACCCTTTGTTACAAATTGATAGAAACGTTCGTGAACTAACCATACGGCAACGTAGGATGATGAAGCGGATTAAAACAATTGAAGAAGGTCTGACAGAAAAGCAAAGACGTGTGTTGCAGCAATTGCGGAAAGTGAAAGAAGCTGCAACGGGTGCGGATGGTCAAACTGTCACAATAGCAAAAGAACGCATGGTTACTGTTGAGGTTGAAGAAACGATTTTTCGTAAAATGGATGACATACTCAATCTTGAGGAAGCACTAACAAGAGTCACGAATCAACTTGTGAGAGCGATTAAACAAAAACATGATATTGAAAAATCCAATAGTGAACAGCAATTGAAGTTAAAACAAATGAAGTTGAATGTTAAAAAGTTAAAAATTGAAATTGAAAAAATTCAGTATGGAGATACATCAACACAAGAAAGTGAAATTGCTAAGATGTTGCGTAAGATAGCAGGTGATGAATAATGACTGAACTTACTCCAAAGCAAAAAGATGTCATGGATTCATTTATTCAAGAAAATCCTAAAATAATACTTGCCAGTGGGGCAAAACGTGCAGGGAAAACATTCGTGTTTATTCTGCTTTTTTTAATGCATATTGCTAAATATGAGGGGCAAGGATTGTCTTTTATTATAGGTGGAGCTACGCAAGCAAGTATTAGACGTAACATATTAAACGATATGGAAGTCATTCTAGGCAAAGAGTTAAATCTTAATAAATCAAATGCAGTTTCTGTTTTTGGCAACAAGATATATTGTTTTGATGGAGCTAATTCTGATACGTGGAAAAAAGTGCGCGGTTTTACCGCGACAGGAGCACTACTTAATGAGGGTACAGCACTTCATGATTCATTCGTGAAAGAAGTTATCTCACGTTGCTCATATCAAGGGGCACGTATATTAATTGATACCAATACTGAGAATCCAGCACATAGTATTAAAACGGATTACATTGATAAAGATGGTCAGATGTTAGATAACGGCCGTTTAAATATCAGAGCATTTCATTTTACTTTGTTTGATAACATCTTTCTTGATCCTGAATACGTTGAGTCCATTATTGCTTCTACACCTTCAGGCGTGTTTACTGATCGCGACATTTATGGTTTATGGGTAGCAGCCGAGGGAATTGTCTACAAAGACTTTAATAAAGACCGTCATTATATTTCTAGTAAAGAGTTCGAAAAACTCAACATTGTTAAATACTTTGCTGCTGTTGACTGGGGATACGAGCACTTTGGGGTTATCGGTGTATTTGCTGAAGATGAAAAAAGAAACGTTTATCTTTGTGAAGAACATGCACGACAGCACCAAGAAATTGATTACTGGGTAGATGTTGCGAAGGACATTAAGAAACGCTATGGCAATCTTAATTTCTATTGTGATTCGGCACGAACGGAACATGTACAACGCTTTAGACGAGAAGGGTTAAGAGCATTCAATGCGAATAAAAAGGTAATAGCAGGAATTGAGGAAGTCGCCAAAATGTTTAAAATCGGGCGGCTTTTTATTGTTGAAGATAAAGTAAAAAGGTTCAAGGATGAAATATACCAATACGCATGGAATGGCACAACGGGACAACCAATTAAGCTATGGGATGACGTAATGGACATGATTCGTTATGGCATATACACACATTATCAAAAAGCAATTCTCAAAGGGAAAAATCGATAAGGAGGTAGAAGAGTGAACGAATATATTCAATACATCGATGAAAAAGGCGTTACTCCTCTATTACTTGAGAAGTTAATTTCAGAAACTAAAACAGAACGAAATAAACGTTTACTCAACTATAACCGCTATAAAGCTGAAGCAGTGCCCATTTTAACACGTAAACCAGCAGACTATGCCCAAGGTAATGCCCATGTGCAACGAGTAGATGATAAGGTAAACAACACCCTTAACAATCCACTTGATGCTGAAATCGTAGACACGAAAGTTGGCTATATGTTCGGTAATCCAATTTCATATGTGGTAGATAAACAAGCTCAAAGCCTAAAGTCATTAACAGAGGCCATTGAGCTTTTTAATTTGCGCAATTCGATTGATGACTTGGATAGTGAATCAGGAAAGAAAACGGCTATTTGTGGCTATTCTGCTCGGCTACTTTACATTGATACTGAAGGAAATGAACGTGCCATGGTGATTGATCCGTGGGAAACAATCATTCTTTCTGAAACCGGAGAAGTAAGTGAACCTAAATATGGATTCCGCTATTTTAAAAGCGCGGAACTGAATGTTGAAGGTGAAAAAGTAGAAATCGAGCAGCTGGTATTTTACGATGCTACAACTGAAAAACTCTACACTCGTGCAGACAAAGATTCACAATTTGTACTGAAAGATGAGCGCAAGCATTTATTCGACTACTGTCCTTTATTTGGGATTTCAAATAATGAGGAGCTGCAGGGCGATGCGGACAAAGTGTATAACCTGATTGATGCGTACGACCGCACTTTATCAGATGCATCTAACGAGATTGAACAATGGCGTTTAGCGTATTTGGTGCTGAAAGGCATGGGGATGGATGAAGACGATGCACAGAAGGTTGCACGCACGGGCATTTTCGAGCTGATGGGTGAAGATGAGGACATCAAATACCTAACCAAAGAAGTCAATGACCAAATGATTGAGAATCATCTAAATCGCTTAGAAGAGAACATCATGCGATTAGCTAAAAGTGTGAACTTTAGTGATGAATCATTTGCCGGAAATACAAGTGGTGTAGCTATGAAGTTTAAACTCATGGCACTTGAGAACAAATGCAAAACGATGGAACGAAAATTTACTACTGCTTTACGTTATCAATTCAAAGTGTTGTGTAGCGCCTGGGCAAAGAAAGGAATCTGTTTGAAAGATGATTACTTGAAATTATGGTTCGAGTACAAGCGCAACGTTCCTATGGATTTATTATCCGAGGCACAGGCATCACAAGCATTAAAAGGGCTAGTGTCAGAGCGAACACGGCTTTCTAAGATGTCGATTGTGGATGATGTGGACTATGAGCTGAAAGAGATGGAGAAGGACGCTAATGTGTATGGCAAAGACTTAGAGGACTTGGATGACGATCCTGAAGAAGTGGATAAACAATGAATCAGCAAGAGATTAATAAAATTCTAGATGAACTAGAAAAGATGGCTGAAAAAGACATTGAAGTGGTCTTTAACAAGCGTTTAAAAGCCATCCTCGACCAAATGCTGCAGATGCATCGTAAGTTTGGTCAGAAAGGAAAAGCGACTTGGACTGACGTTAATAAATACAATCGCTTCAATCAGGAAATGAAGCTAATTGCTCAAGAGCTTAATGCGGATTATAAAGCGGTTATTAAGCTAATAAGAGCGTCAGAGGAAAGACTATACATTGAGAGATACTTAATGATGGCTTACCTGTTAGAACAATCTACAGGCGAGGAAATGGGCTTTGTATTGCCTTCAGTTGAAACAGCTCTAACTAATCCAGTTGAGTTTTTAACACTTCCGAAGGTATTTGAAGCCCACAGGAACGACATTATTAGACGGCTAAACATTGAGATAGCCCAAAGCCTACAAGCCGGAGAAAGCTACACTGAAATGGCTCACAGGATTGAGAACGCTATGGGGTGGACCAAGAAGAAAGCCATCCTTGTTGCACGTACAGAAGGTGGCAGAGTACGGTCACAAGCAGATTTATCTTTAGAAGAACAGGCAAGTAAAACCGTTCGGCTAACAAAGGTTTGGATGTCCTCCCTTGATACGAGAGTACGGAAATCTCATAGAAAGCTAGATGGGCAAAAGGCTGATAAAGACGGCTATTATCACTATGGAAAGTGGAAATCTAAAGGTCCAAGGCTATGGGGTGTTGCATCCATGGATATTCAATGTCGGTGTCATTCGATTTACTTGGTGAACGGTAAATTACCTGAATACAGACGTGGCAAAGACTATATGGATGATAAGTATCAAAAGAATTTAGCAGCTCGTATAGACGCTTACATGGAGGACTTGGGACTAATGTATAAACAAGCGCTTACCAAAGCTTACAAAGAAGTTAAGCCACCAAGTGTGACAGTACCATTTATGAGCTTCGAGGATTGGAGGAAGCAGTTTAGTGGTGAAGGATGAGTGAAGTTTGTATGGGCATAACTAATTTAGTTCTCGAAATAAAGTTTGATAAAAATCACCTCGTTAGTTTTTATTAGAGGTGATTTTGTTTTGGATATTTATGTTAAAATTATTTTGATTTTGAAGTTTTATGTAAATTTTATTCAACAATCGGGCCAGATTGTCAAGTAATTCCTTGAATGTATAATGTTATTAGGTGATACTAAATTGGGGGGATATTAATGATAGTAGTAAGTTCTTGTTTAGCAGGATTAGAGGTAAGATATAACGGTACACATTGTTTAAATAATAAAATTATGAAACTAATAGAAGAGAATAAAGCAATAACCGTATGTCCCGAATTACTTGGTGGCTTTTCAACTCCTAGAGAACCTGCAGAAATAATAGGAGGTAACGGGGAAGATGTATTGGATGGAATAGCTAAAGTAATCGAAAAATCAGGTAGAGACGTTACGGAATTATACATAAAAGGAGCTTATATTACTCTAAAAAAGGCTATTGATGTCAACGCAACGGTAGTTGTACTGAAAGAGTATAGCCCATCTTGTGGAAGTTCCATGATTTATAATGGTGAATTTATAGGAAAGGAAATTGCAGGGAATGGCGTTACGGCTGCTTTATTAAAAAGAAACGGTTTACAAGTAATTTCGGAAAGACAGTTTTCCGAAATATTCTAAATAAAATGAAGAATTAGCTCAAAATACATTAATTAGGCGCGATTCTGTAATAAGGATTAGCGCACGGTTTCATTAAAGAGCCAGATTGCGGAATAAGGGATATAACCAGATTTATATGAATTCACAACGGTAAACAAAGAAATATCCCCAAACGACGCTTTGGAAAGGTTATACTTCAACTAACGGCGCAGGATAGTTGAGTTAGCAAATATAGCTGCTAGTTGTTGGAGTAGTAATTATATAGCATTGTTCAAATAATGATGCCAGGAAATGAGGAATAACCGATGTCAAAAACGGTACTTGATAAAGCTAAGAGGATTGTAGCAGGAATCGAAGTTTATCCAGGATTAGCTAAAGATTGGAGTAAAGATAATTATGACAATTATTATCTTTACTTTTCAAATCCAGATCCTGAAATACGAAAATATTCGTTACTTGTTTTTTTTGTGGGTCTTGGTAATTGGCAATTGGGGTCAGCTTTTATCTTTAGACCAATCAAAGAACTTAAAAAAGACGAAGATTTCGATGAAAATAAAGTGTATCGTTTTGAGGATTATGTTCGATCATTTCTCGACAATAGAGAAAACATTAAACAAGAGTTCCCATATTTATATGATAATTTGGTTTGGTATTTACTTAGGTTAGATAATCAAAAACATTTTGAGTATATATTTAGATCCGTTGATAAGCAACTATTCATTGAACTTAGACAAGTGTTAATTAAATCGGGTATTGATGTTAACATATTACCCAACAATTTAAATAACATATTAAGAGAAGTAGGAATTACTCCATATTTTGTAGATTAAACATAATTTTTAAACGAACGGCATTCCTTATTGATCAAACGTGCGCTTTAGTGCAACAAGGATTTATAACGTATTCATAACTAAACCTAATAACGTTCCCAAAAGGAACTTTGGTGACATTGAAAGGAATTCAATAACATCTTCTAGAAAACTTAATATATCAACTTAGGAGGTTTTTAAATGTCTTCTCATATTAGAGTTCGAGCTGGTGCAATAATAATAGAGAATAATGAAATATTATTAACGGTGTATAACGACCCAATAAGAGGTATCGTTTATGATTTACCTGCTGGAGGTGCAGAACCCAATGAATCAATTATAGATACAGTAAAAAGAGAAGCCAAAGAAGAAGCGTGTATAGATGTAGAAGTTGGTCCACTGGCTTTTGTTTATGAATACACACCTCATCTTAATTTAGATAAATTTGGTAAAATACATACATTGGTTATGATGTTTGAATGCAAAATAAAAAGTCCTAGTAAACCAAAATTTCCAGAAAACCCGGATTCAAATCAAATAGATGTAAAATGGCTACCTATTTCAGAGTTACAAAATATTGAAATGTATGCAAACATCGGACCGTATTTACAGGAATATACGCAAAGTCCTAGAAACATTGATTTAATAGAAGAGCATAAACTAAATGATGTTTATCGAGTTCGTTAGAGTTATTTTATACAATCCCATACAAAATAACGTTCCCAAATAAAAGTTTGGACGTACACCAAAAAGTCACGAATGTTGTTAAATCAACGTTTGTGACTTTTCTTATGCGCATTATTTATTCAGCTTTTTATGCAGAGAGTAGTTTGACTGGTTAAGTATTCATTATTAATTTTCATGTTTTAAAATTTCCCAAATATCACGTAATCTCTGAACTGCCTCTTCTTTCGAATATGGAAGTTCTTTGTAAAACTTCTGTAGTTCTGGATTGTTAGCAAAGGCTTGAAAGTCTGCATCTTCTTCTTGAGGAGTAAGGTTTTGTTTTTCTGTACGACCAAGAAGGTAATCTATTGAAACATCAAAAAGCTTAGCGATATTACTTAAAGTGTCAATAGGAGGCATTTTTGTGCCATTTTCATAAGCTGTATAAGTAGTTCTTGCAACACCTATTTCTTTAGCAACAAATGATTGGGTATATTCAGGCTTTGATTTCTTTATATTTTCACGAACCTTTTTTAAACGTTGTGCAAGAATATCCATTTATACGCACATCCTTAAATATTATTTGGCTACTTATGATTGTATATGTTACCTAAAGGAACTTCTATATTTAATTATTTATTGTTCCTTAAAGAAACTTTAGTATTCAAAAAGTATTGAAATGTTCCTTGTAGGAACTTATAATTAAATTAATTAATGTTCCTAAAAGGAACTTTTGAAAGGGGAGAGATTATGAGAAGATGGCTGAAACAGATCCGAATAGCTCAAGGAATAAAACAGGAGGAAATAGCTGATTCTGTGGACATTTCACGTGGGTATTATGCAAACATTGAACGGGGTGAAAAAACACCATCAGTAAAAGTGGCGAGAAAAATAGCAGCTTATCTAAAATTTGATTGGACAAAATTCTTTGTACATGAAAAGGAGGAAGTAAATCTATGAATCTTACTTTAGCAACACAAAATCAATTTAATTCAGTTATGTGTGATTTTTACCAAAATGAAAACAATGAAGTATTTATGACAATTAACCAGATAGCTCAGGCGCTTGAATATGCAAGTAAAAAGGGAGTTGAAAATTTAGTAGCTAATAATGAGTACCTTAGAGATGAAGAATTTTCGATTATTGCAAAGGTATCTACAGGTACCCACGGTAAAGGGGGTACCCAAGAAACCCGTATTTTTACTGAGGATGGTATATATGAAGTAACAATGTTATCTAAACAACCTAAAGCAAAAGTATTTAGAGCTTTTGTTCGAAAGACACTTAAAACTTTACGTAAAGGTGAAATGATATTAGCTCAACCCAAAAAGGTAGATACTAAACTTGAGGTACAACGTATGCGTGCTGAGGCAATGTTGAATAACAGCCGTACACGCCAAGCTAAATTAATTCTGGACATGCAGAAAAATAAAATCTTATCTCCTGTAGCTGTTGAGTTGTTACAAGTAAATGTTTTAGAGGTTTTAAGTGACCAAACAATTGATTACCGTCCAGAAGTAAAAAAGACATATACAGCTAGTGATATTGGTTCAGAATTAGGTATTTCACCGCAGAAGGTTGGCAGTATTGCAAATAAACATAATCTAAAAACCGATGAATACGGATATTTTGCATTGGACAAGTCGCCCTACAGTAGTAAACAAGTAGAATCTTTCCGATATTACGAAAAAGGTCGTCAGAAGATACAAGAAATTGTCCAGGGGAAGTTGGTTAACTAATTGGGGAACAAAAAAAGAAAAGCCATGCTTTAAGCGGCAACTTAAAACATGACATAATTTTGAGTGACATCCACCCATATCATAAATCTATTATAACCGAATATCGTTATATTTAGAAGTGGATGTTACTCCCAGGAGGGAGAACTGTGCAAATACCAAGTGGAAGTTGTTTACAAGCCATGATCCATTATTCAGAGTTTTATAATCTTACACCACCACTATCGAATGATTTCAACGATTGGTGCAAAAGTGTGGTGAATGAAATGGGTGACAGAGAAATACATCTACTTTATTTAGCGGTGAATGCTGCATTAAATAAAGGACTTGGTTGTCAAAAGTTAATGAATATAATGTTTCACGAACTCCAAAGACGTAAATCGGAAATAGAGTTTTACGTAACTTATGCAAACGCATTATCACAAATCAAGACCTAAATTGTAAAAGTCATAAAATAAAAGGGTGATATTTAACACCTTTTTATTTCTTGTTCAATAATCATGCCTTAGGAGATAATATCTTCATTTTTACATTTCTTTCACAGGATTATAGATTTTATGGAACAATTGGTATAATTTATTAGTAGGAATTTAAAAGGGAAGATAAAATGGGTAAAAGAGTCCATCTCTTTGTTAGGGAAGGAGGTACTTTAAGGTTTCAATATTAGTTAGATGGAATGAAATAAATCATATAAAAATTTTGGGATGAGTGATTTTATTAATGGCATTTATATATCGATATGAATTGAAAAATAAAAATTTTAGACAAAAAATAAATTTAAAGCTGCACGAAGAAAACATAGTTAATGCAATAAATCAAACATTTGGTAATAATGTATATTCTTTTAAGGTTTATTCTGATTACTTTGAGTTTAGATTGCGACACAGTATAGCAACTAACCTCGAATTACAAAAATTAGGTAAAAACATAGTCAATTCTGATGCGGAGTTAAGTAGCTATAAGAAGGTTTATAAAAAGAATTCACAGTTATTTAGAAGAAAAAGAAGTTCATATTATGCATTTTTAGAGGATATAGAATATGAGGATCAAATATATTATTTAAAATTTGATTTGGTAGACCAAGAAGATAGTGACAGAATCCAAAATGAATTTGAGGAGAACCAAACTACGAAAGGAGATTTGTTAGGAACACTAAATACATTTAGCATGATTGTGGAAATAAAAGAGCTGGACTTGATGGGGAATAAATTAAAAAGAATTTTAAATATTATTAATGAAGAAGCTTCAAATAGATGGTATTTACTAAATGGTAAGCATGTTAAAAGTGGGAACTCTTTAATTTTTCTAGATTATACTGGTAGTCAAGAAATTGTATCAAACTTTATGCTATCTTCAATAGAAGACTTAGTAGAAACAGCTCAATTAGAAAGATTTTATAGCTTAGAAGGTATACAACACGAAGAAAAAACAGATTTTAAAGAAAACTATGATGATTTCTTTATTGCGGTTTACAATGTTGGGCAAGGATTATGTTCAGCAATCTGTAATTATAATTCACAACCAATTGTATACTTTGATTTTGGTGGTGGAGAGCGAAGAGATGCAGTAACCTATCCGCCAAATGGAATAGAATATTGCTTTAGTCTTAAACCTAAAATAATATTATCACATTGGCACAGAGATCATTGGATTGGCGTCCATTACTGTAAGGATGCTTTAAAAACAGAGTGGATAGTTCCAAATCAGAAAAAGGGACCTCAAGTTACTAAACTATGTGCGGATATATCAAAATACGGTAAGTTGACCGAGTTAAGCTCAGGAACTTTCAAAACGCCTTTTGGTAGCTTATTTATTTGTAATGGGGATAATAGACACTACCATAATAACGGGATAGGTTTGTTAGTTGAAAATAAAAGTAATGAGAGATTTCTTTTGCCAGGGGATAATAGATATCAATTCATACCTGATCAATTCTTATCTAATTTAAATGGACTCGTGGCTTCACACCATGGAGGAAATTACTTCAAGAATAATTGTGGTAAAAATAAGATTCCGCTGAATGTTAAAGAAGGTAAAATTGTGTACAGTTACGGAAAACATGCAAAGTTCACCCCGAAATTTAATTCCCATAGTCACCCTTCTTATACTGGTGATTATATTAAATATAAGTGGGTAAAATCTTTGGAACTACATACACCGGATGGTCACCGTGCAATTGGGGTTAATAATACAATAAATAAATGTAACTGTGGGTGTGATTTAGAAATTAAATATCCATAGTTGTGATAGAATATATCAATATTTATTTTCTTTTTGTGAATAAATGTTATTATTTTTTATTCAATGTTCGGATGCGATTATTGAATAAGCATCACTGTTCTTCTAAAGCTAACGGGGACTTCAGTTCAATAAAGTTCATCTAATTTTAAAAAACTTTCATAAAGTTAAAAAGCCATTCTTTTAGAGTGGCTTTTTATTTTGTCTTTCCTCTCGCAGACGCTATAAAGAACGGGAAAAAATATTATCGAACAGTTTAGGGATTCCATCGGATAACTAAATTGGGCAAGGAGGACATGATGAAGAACAATCCATTTTATTTAAAAACCTTTTTACCTTTAGCTATTCAAATGTTTTCTGATGGTGGGGAAGGAAATCCTTCAGGGGATCATCCACCACAAGGAGATGGCGGAAACGGACAAGGGGCTACATTGACACTTGAATCGGTTCAATCATTTTTAAACGACAATGATGAGGGTAAGAAATGGTTGCAGTCATTTGCTGATACACGTGTAACGGAAGCGATTAAAACGTATGAAACGAAAACTCTCCCAAAGAAACTAGAAGAGGAAATTACAAAGCGTTACCCACCGGAAACGGAGGAAGCGAAACAGTTACGTGAGTTAAAGGCACAATTTGAGCAATCGCAAAAAGAAGCTGCACGTGAAAAGTTAATTAATCAGGCGTTATCTATTGCAACTGAAAAGCGTTTACCAAGTAAGTTAGTAGCGTTCTTTGTCGGTGAAGATGCTGAAAAGACAACAGCTAATTTAGGTGTACTTGAAGCGGAATTTAACGCAGCTGTTCAGGCAGAAGTGGATAAACGCTTTAAAGATGGTGGAACGCCACCACCACAAAAAGGAGGGGGCTCAACAACATTGACGAAAGAAGCTGTACTGAAAATGACAACGGATGAAATCAATGCGAATTGGGATGAAATCGTGAAAAACAATTTACTATAATCGATTAGCAGTAAGGAGGAAATATCGTTATGACGATTAAAAACTTTATTCCAACAATTTGGTCAGCTCGACTTTTGCACAATTTACAAAAATCATTAGTATTCGGACAAGCTAGTGTCATCAACCGTGATTATGAAGGCGAAATCAAGGCTTACGGTGACACAGTAAAAATCAATGGTATTGGTGCTGTATCCGTAGGTGATTATACGCGCAACAAAGATATGAAGGATCCAGAGGAACTGACAGATCACACACGTAATTTAGTGATTGACCAATCGAAGTTTTTCAACTTCCAAATTGATGATTTAGATAAAATTCAACAAAATCCTAAATTAATGGATCATGCAATGCGTGAAGCGGCTTATGCCTTATCGAATGTCGCGGATCAATTTATTGCCTCTCATTATGTACATGCTGCTAACACTATTGGTACGGACAAGGATCCGATTCAGGTAACGAAAGCCAATGCCTATGAGTACCTTGTGGACCTTTCAACGAAATTGGATGAAGCCAATATTCCGACACAAGGTCGTTTTGCTGTTTTGCCACCTTGGTATGAAGGGCTATTATTAAAAGATGATCGCTTTGTTGGTTCTGGTGCTTTGCCAGCAGACGAACGTTTGGTTAATGGTGTTGTAGGTCGAGCTGCAGGTTTCTTACTTATGAAATCTAATAATGCACCATTTGTTGATACAGGTTTTGAAGGCGTCGTCGCAAACTCAAAAATTATCGCCGGACATAATATGGCCTGGACGTATGCTGAACAAGCTGCAAAAGTAGAGGGCTATCGAATGGAGAAACGTTTTGCAGATGCTGTAAAAGGACTTCATCTATACGGTTGTAAAGTGGTGCGCCCAGAAGCTTTAGCAGTACTTTCAGCTAGACGACCAGCGTAAGGAGGGGGTTAAAAATGTTCGTAAAAAACTTAAATACGGGTATCACATGGGCGGTCACTGAAGAACACGGTGCTCGCCTTTTGCGTACAGAGGAATTTGAGGAAGTACAATTAGAGAAGCCTAAACGTACCATTTCAAAAAAACCAGAAGCAGAAACTGAAAAGTAGGTGGTCAATATGTGGCAACCAACTCAAGAAGAAATCGAACAGCTAAAACAGTTAAATGGTGATACAGGAGCTAAGCATGATGCGTTTTATTGTGCAATGGCTCCTATTTTATTTGAAGTAGCAATTGACCATTGTAACGGTGCGTGGTGTCCTGAAACGATGCCTCAAGGTGTGCAACTATTTATCGCTAAGGCTATACAATTCAATATGCAAACAACAGGGTTAAAAGGACGTGTTATGGGGACAGTCTCCTATTCTTATGACACAGAGTTTCCAAAAGCCATTTGGACCTATTTACGGCCATATAAGAAGGTGAAGTTTCATGCATTACGATGAATTTCCTCATACAGTCGAAGTCGTTGAGAAGCAACGTATTTCTGATGGTGCAGGGGGATATAAAACGAAGTGGATGCCAGTGGATACAATCGAAGCGTTTGTTGATACACCAACAAGCAAAGAGCATTATTATGCTCAACAGCTAGGTAATCCATTGCAATGTTACATGTATTACCCCTACAGAACTGATTTAACGTCTAGTATGCGATTACGCTTTGAAGGGGAGATATACGAGTTTGCAGGACGTCCTGAAGATCAAGGTGGCCAACATGAAATGATGCGTGTGGCTTTAAAGCTGGTGATGTCATAATGGCTCGAATTACTTTCAGTGGATGGAAATTGTTAAGAGCCGCGCAACGTTTTGAAGAAGGGATTTTAGATAAAGTATCCGACATTGTGTACGAGACTGCAAGGCTTATACAAACTGAGGCTAAAGCACTCGCGCCAGTTGATGATGGCAGCTTGCGTGACTCTATCGAAATGAAGATGCTAGGGAAGTATAACGCTGTTGTCACCGTAGGGAGCCATTACGCTATTTGGGTGGAATTTGGTACTGGCGTACATGCAGAGGGGCCAGGAGGAAGTAGAGCCAAAAAGATTCCTTGGACTTATTACAGTGAAAAGTTAGGACACTGGGTAACTAGTAGCGGTAATAAAGCTCAACCATTCTGGGGCCCTGCAGTTGATGCTGGACAAGCGTATTTTAAAACAGAAATGAGGCGTTTAGGCTTATGACCAATTATTATGCGCTACCTTATTTTGAGTTGCAACAAGCTATCTATCAAAAGTTGATTGCTTGTGAAGCGCTGACAAATATTACTCGAAAAAGTGAAGAGGATTTAGGTGTGTACGATGCTGTCGATGAAAATACACCTTATCCATACGTAACGATTGCAGAGCCTTATTCATCACCTTTTGACACGAAAACGAGCAATATCGAAACCATTACTTTTACGATTCATACTTGGTGGATGGATAACGATGCGTACAGTGGAAAACGGAAGGTGTATGAGATGCTATCAGCTTCTCAACAAGCGCTAATGTCCCAAAATTACAAGCTTCCGAAAGCTAAGGTGCTAAGTGTCAAAAGACGTGACTCCCGTGTTTTTGATGACAATAGCCCCGGCGTAAAGCATGGCGTCTTAGTTTTGCAATATAAAGTGCAGAATATTTAACAGTCCTTTATGGGGCTGTTTTTCTTTTAGGAGGGGAAATACATGCAAAACGGTAAGGATACAGTTTTAATTGTCCAGCTTGCTACAAATGCGTTAGGTGAGGATGGTTACCTAATCGGGCATCTAACTGAAAATAGCCACTCTATCGAAAATGAATTAGTCGATGAACAGACGAAGTTTGGACGGATTCTAGCTTACGGCCAATCAAGTGAATCATTTGAAGTTACGATGTATGGTGACAAAACAGATTCTGGTCAAAAAGCGATTATAGATGCAATTCGTAATAAGGTACAGCTAAAAGTTTGGCAAGTTGATTTAAATACAATCAAAAATGATGCGAATGAAGATGTCCATGATGCCATTTTTGCTTACACATTAGTTGAATCAGTAGAGATATCGTATCCAGGCGACAACTTCCAAGAAATCTCCGGTACGTTACAGGTAATCGGTGAATCGAAAACGGGACAATTACCAAAGCTACCTGATTCCGTTATTGAATTTGCGAGGAGTGTATTTGAAAAGCCGGGAGAGAAAACAGGTGAGTTCGGTAAAGCGAAAGAAAAAGCAGTACCTGTAACGAGTGTGACAGTGACACCTACAACAGCATCTATCGCTGTGAATGCTACCAAACAGTTAAGCGTTGTTGTGGCTCCTGAGGATGCATCGAACCAACATGTAACATTTGCATCGAGTGATACTACGGTTGCGAAAGTATCGCCTACAGGTCTTGTAACAGGACTAGCAGCAGGAACATCTACAATCACAGTCACTACGGTAAGTGGAGCTAAAACAGCTACCGCTGCAATAACGGTTACAGCTTAAGGAATAGGGCGCATAAGCGCTCTTTTCTTTTTGACTAATTGAACAGGAGGAATTATAAACATGGCTACCTTAACAATTGGCAAGAATCAATATGAAGCAAAATTTGGATTCGCTTTTAAAAAGCTAGCGGATAAAAACTACAATCAAAAGGATAAGGAAGGCAATGAGGTAGGCGGGTTTAGTGCTATCTATACAGGGCTATTGCAATTTGATTTAGATGCCTTAAAAGCGTTTTGGGATTGTGGATTAGCGCATTTAAAGAACCGACCATCAATGGCTCAAATAGAGGCGGCGTTAGAAGCAAGAATTGAAGAAGATGGAGACACAACCATGCTATTTAAAGAAGCATTTCGTGAGATTAATGACTCGGGTTTTTTCAAAAAAGATGCGAAGACGTTTTGGAAGAACTTAGAGCTATTCAAAACGATGGGCAAAAACGAGGAAGAGCAAGCGGAGAATGCCAAGGGCGTTCAGATCATGCTAGACGCGAAAGCAGAGTTATTGGAAGAGGAAACCAGGTTGATGGACTAGAATGGCTCGATGTCCTATCAAACGCTGCTGAATATTTAGGTGTTCATGATGTGGATTTAATTATGTCATGGACACCAAACGAGTACAAAGCACTTTTACAAGGCGCACAAATGAAAATGGTGAGTGATTATGAAAATTTAGCGATTCAAGCCATGTATATTCGCAAGGCTGAAAATGAAAAACGTTTAAGGTTAACGGACTTATTTGATGCTGAAAAAGCTAGAAAAAGAATCCTAGCAGGTGATAAAGAGTGGAAGCAATCTAAGAAAATAGACACGTCACTTTACAAGAAAGCGCAGGCTGATATGAAGGTGTGGGCTGATAAATTAAACAAGAAAGGATAATGCAAATGAACGAGAATTTTACTGCACGAATTGGCGCGCGTATTACGCAGTTCATGGCACGGATGCGCCAAGTCCAAAACACAATACGCACGACGGCAAATGATGTGCGTATTGATATTGGGGCAGACATTAGTCAGTTCCGTCGTCGCATGGCTGAAATTCGAGCTCGCATTGCAGCTTTAATTCGCGAACGAGTCGTTATTAAAATTGAAGCGCGAATAGAAGCATTTCAGAAAAAAATCAACCGGATTGCCACGAATATTCGTGCTTTTGGTGAGATAATACAACACACCCTCATGGGAACAATTATGGCCGTCTTTCCAGCAATATCCCCATTATTAGCGAATACTGCTGTTGCTATTGCGAATTTAGGTCCGATGATTGGTACTGTCGCTGGTTCTACATTTGCATTAGCCGGTGCCTTTACAGCTGCTGGTGCCGCAGCGGTTGCGTTTGGCGCAGTAGCAATCCCGACAATTAAAGCGTTATTTGATGAAACCGGCCCACCATTTAATGCATTACAAAAGAAAGCTTGGAATTCATTTGAAAGTGTAAAGGATACTTATCAGTCACTTGTAAAAGAGACTGAAACACCAGTTTTGCAAGCTTTTACAAGCGCCATGCACGCAACAGATGCCATACTGAATAAATTACGGCCTCTATTTATCTCAAGTGCACAAGCAGTGGCAAATTTAATGGCTCAACTCAATACGGCTATCGATACGTCACCTATACAAAAGTTTTTAATGTATCTAAATACTAGTGGTGTCTCACTGTTGGAGACGTTTGGTCGCTCATTTGGAAATGTGTTTAAAGGGTTGCTATCGATGTTGACAGCTTTTGCGCCATTAAGTATCAGTACAGCAAACGGTTTCGAAGCAATGACAGCACGATTTGCAGAGTGGGCAAATGGATTAAGTGGTAGTGCAAAATTCCAAGCGTTTATGGATTACGTGAATACAAATATGCCAAAGATTCGCGCTATCTTCCGAGATGCAATCGCTGGCGTTGTGTATTTCTTTAGTGCATTTGCGGGTTCTTCATCAAGCATGATGGACGGGCTCGTATCGATGATGGGTCGATTTAAAGAGTGGTCAGCCACACTTAGTCAAAATCAAGGTTTCCAACAATTGATTGATTATGTCCATCAATCAGCGCCTAGTGTTATGAACCTAATTGGTAATTTAACGACTTTCCTTGTGAACTTAGGTATTGGCATGGCGCCTATTGGTGCAACCATTATCAATCTAGCCAATAAGTTTTTAACTTTTGCTAATAGCTTGATGGAAAACAATCGATCCATAGGGGTTATCATAGCGGGGCTTATTTCGTTTGGTGGTGTTTTGCTTGCCATCGTACCAAATATAATTGCATTCAAAGAGTTATTCAGAGGGTTCGGCTCATCCATGTTTGGTGGTATTGGGAAAGCGCTGAAATCCGTAACCAGGTTATTTACAAACTTTAGCGGAACAATGGCATCATTGGGTGCTAAAGTGATGACTTTCGCTACAAACTTTGGGAAAGCATTTGGACTAATTACGAATCCAGTAGGTTTAGTTGTCATAGCAATCGTCGGTTTCATCGCCATCTTAGTACGTCTATATCAAACGAACGAAAAGTTCCGAACTCAGGTTCAAACTGTTTGGGAAGCAATTAAAACCGGAATTTCCGTAGCAGTAACTGCTGTTAAAGATTTGGTGATGTCCGTCTGGTCACAGATTACAGCATTCTGGACGGAAAACCAAGCAAGTATTAAGGCGACTGCTTTGGTTGTATGGAATGTAATCGAAAATGTTGTGACGTCTGTGATGTCAGTCATAGGGACAATCATGCAAAAGATATGGCCAGTCGTAAAAGCGCTCATTGTCTCTACATGGGAAGCGATTAAAAATGTGATCCAAGGTGCCATTAAGGTTATTTTGGGTATCGTCAAAACATTCAGCGCACTATTTAGAGGTGACTGGCAAGGTGTCTGGGATGGAATAAAACAAATCCTTAGCGGTGCGTTACAAGCAGTCTGGGGTGCAATTAATCTTTACTTTGTAGGGAAATTACTTGGACCGTTAAAAGCATTTGGCTCAACAGCAAAAACGCTTTTACAGGGCGTTTGGACAACAATTAAAGGTATTTTCACCAATACTTTAAATGCGATAAAAAGTACGGTTTCAACCATCTTTAACGGACTGAAAAATACAATTAAAACGATTTGGAATGGTATTAAATCGTTTTTCAATACTGTTCTAAATGGCATTAACTCTATTTTTACGAGTGTTTGGCGAAGTATCGCTTCATTCCTAGATAATTTTTTCACAAGTCTAATCGGCACAATTCAATCTGTTTGGAATGGTATTAAGAGCTTCATCTCAAGTGTCTTAAAAGCTATTGCAAACATTATTAAAAGTATTTGGAACGGTATTAAAACAACCATTAATACAATTCTAAATGGTATAAAAAGGACTATTGAAACCATTTGGAATGGGTTTAAAACAACCGTATCAACGGCGATGAAAAACGTTAAATCGGCTGTTGTGAATGGATGGAATGCGGCAAAGTCTTTCTTACAAAATATTAGTCTAGTGAAAATTGGTGAATTTATCGTAGCTGGTTTGGTGAAAGGGATTAGTAATTGGTTTGGTAAAGTAAAAGCCAAAGTTATGGAACTTGCCCAACTGTTACCAACTTGGTTACGAAATAAATTAGGTATTCACTCCCCATCCCGTGTCATGATGTCAGTCGGTAAATGGATTCCATCCGGGCTTGCCAAAGGGATTAGTGGCAATACGAAAGTTGTAACGAAAGCTGCAGCAGTTTTGGCTGCAAATGCAGTTCCCGATATTAGTTCAAGTCTATCAACTACCAAAGCGGAAATGAAGCTTGCAGCGTCACAATTAGCCGAAGCTGCTAGAGCAGATTTGCGTATCTTAACGGATGGGCTATCGGTGAAAAGTGCCATCAGCAGTGCTCAAAAAACAAGTATTACAAGCGAATCTGTACTTGATTTATCGGTGTTAGAAAAAGTTATTCAGCTCCTTCGAGTTATCGCTGATAAAGACCTGTCACTTGAACTTGATGGTCATGTTTTAACGAATTATGTTGATGAGCGAACAGCAAGAAAAGTAGACGTAAAACGTTCTATGAGAGGAGTGTAGAGGGTGGATGCGAAGTTAGTAAAAATGAATCGCGAAGAAATTATTTTGTCTCAGGAGAGATTTGTTACGAAAGACATCATCGTTTCTCCTATCGAGATTAATCGCGATATAGCCGATGTTGAAAGACGAGCAGGGGCTATCAATGAATTAGTTAAACACGGCACACGTAAAATTCAGCTTCATCTAATGTTTATTGCAAAAGATCATTCAGACTTTGAAACACTTGAAAATAGAGCGTTTGATCTGTTCACAGATTTAGAGCCGTATTATTTATATAAAGCTATACCAACAAAGCAATCCACTATGTACGAATTCGAGCTACCAGGTAAGCAATGGGGTAGAGAGCTCGATTTTATTCCTAGTGAGGTTGCTTTTTTATATGGGAAACGATACTTCGTTATCAATAGCAATATGTCTGAGGTTGCACAAGATGGGCTCACAGGTCGATTCACGGTTGAATTAGAAACTTATCAACTTCCTTACGCAGAAAGTGCTGCAACATTAAAAGATTTAAAGCTGTGGGACGCTAATAAGTGGGAATGGAATCAAGGGTTGACGTGGGACGAGGATTTACAGTACAAGTTTACGGCCAATAATTTCACAGTGAAAAACTTAGGCAATGTCAAAATTGATCCGCGTGAAAGTGAATTGAAAATAACGATTAAGGCAACAGCATCGAGCTATTTAGAATTTAAGAATAATACCACTAGCGAAGTGTTTAGGTTTAATGGCGCTTTAATAGGTACAGATACATTAGTTTTGAATGGCATTCACACTTATAAAAACGGTGCGAATGCCATTTTGAATACAAATAAAAAGCCATTAACGCTTGTGCCGGGAAACAATGTTTTTTCAGTGTCCGGTGGAACTGTGCAATCAATCGAATTTGATTTTAGATTCTTATACAAATAGAAGGGATGTGCTTTAATTGACTTTAGAATTGCATAACACAGAAAATCCCATTAGTAATGCAGAACGAATGAAGCTCAATGAGAACTGGCAACGAATTATATCGGGGTATAGTTATTTGCAACAACAAATCAAAATGTTGTCTGGCAGTACAGAAGTTGATGAATTGTTACAGCGATTAAATCAAGCTGTAGATAATGCGAATACTACAGTGCAACAATCTATAGAGACGAATAACACAACATTGCAAGAAGCACTTAGTACTATCTCGCAAAAATTAGTACAGGTTAATAAGGCAATTACAGAAGCCAATTCTGCTCGCCCTGAAGTCAATACTGCTAAACAAGGTGCTTTAGCGGCATCAGAGCAAGTTCAAACAGCCCTCGCTTCATTGGAATTAATGGTTAAGAATATGGGTTCTAGGGGCAATTGGAATAATACGACGCAATATTATAAAAATAATTTGGTTCTCTTTAATGGTTCATCCTTTATCGCCTTACAGGATAACTTAGGAAAGACGCCTCCGAGTGATATTCAATCGAATGTGTATTGGTCAATGCTTGCTAAACAAGGACCTGCAGGGAAATCAGCATACGAACTAGCTGTTGAAAATGGATTTAAGGGAACGATGAAAGAATGGATTGAATCTTTAAAAGGTCTCCGAGGTCCAAAGGGTCCACAAGGTCCACCGGGTCCGCAAGGAGAAACACAGCATGCAGTAAATTTCAATCAGGAGATTCAGACATTGCAGACAACAGTAAATCAGTTGAATGAAAAAAAGGCAAACAAAAAGCTATCAGACAGCATCCAATGTACACTTCAGGCTGGATGGAGTCATCAACGAAAGGCCCCTTTAATCTATTACAAAGACGATTTTGGCATCGTGCATGTACAAGGGGAAATCATTAATTCCGGAAGCCAATCTCATAATGTATGTACAGTATTGCCAGTTGGATTTAGACCACGTAGTGATGTGGATAGACGGCAGGAAGTAGTTGCCATAGGGTACAAGTTTAATCATAGAGCGGTGAATGTTCCACCAATAGTAACGACAATTAGCATAGAACGCTCCGGTTTTATCCATTGTGATACCCAATTTGACAAGATCGCAATGGCATTTTCATTTAGGACAGATTAGGGAGGAATTCCTTGTGCGTAAGCAAGTTTATCAAGTGGATAGCGACGGGTTTATTGAGGAAGTATTTTTAGGCGAATTGGACGAGGAAGGTAATCTGATTGATCCAGTTGGTGATTACGTCACAACAAATTTACCACAACCTTTACCGTTCTATCGACCAAAATGGAATGGGGTTCAATGGGTTGAAGGTGGAACGGAAGAAGAGCTGGCTAAGCATAAAGAACAACAGTTACTGAAGAATTTAAAGCCGTCAGTGGAAGAAATAATGGATGCTGATTTAGAAGTAAAGATTCTTACCATGTTATTAGAAATGGAGGTAATCGAGTAATGGAGAAACATTTAGAAGGATTAACTCTGGTGCAAAAACGATTGGTGAAAGCTTATGCTACAAGCATTATGGGAGAGGTTCGTACGGTTAAAGATGTGAAACCAGAAGAGTTGCGGAGATACGTAGAGTTAGAAATTGCGGAACGGGAAATTGCTCATCTTGCTAAATAATTGTTGGTTTGTAATAAAGATCGATAGTTAATAAAAAAAGATTAGTAGTTTAAAAAAGTTGCATCGTTTATGCCTTTGGATGGTATAATTTTACGTATATTTATTTTAGAAGGAAGTGAATTCATGAGTGATTTAGAAAAAATCAAACTTGTGAAGCCACCATTTCCCAAGCTACGATGTTTTTCTTTCGAACCTATAATTATCTAGGAGTGTACTATTTTGAAGAAAAACATCGGAAACAAAACACCTAGCTTATTATTACTGATTGTACTAGTAGGCTTCCCACAGATTAGTGAAACTATTTTTAGCCCATCATTACCATCTATCGCAGCAGTATTTGAAACTTCTATGAGTGATGCACAGCTTACGATGAGTGTGTATTTTATCGCTTTTGCCTTCGGAGTATTTTTCTTTGGGCGTTTATCCGATAAAATCGGTCGTCGCAAGGCAATGCTATATGGGCTATTCTTATATTTTTTTGGTAACGTACTTTGTTTAGTAGCAAATGAAATGGCGGTTTTATTAGTCGCACGGTTTATTCAAGCTTTTGGTGCAAGTGTTGGCTCTGTCGTGACACAAACGATTTTACGAGAAAGTTTTTCTGGTGTTGAGCGTCATAAATTGTTTGCTCAAATTACAGCTGCCCTTGCCTTCACACCTGCCCTTGGTCCATTAATCGGTGGTTTTACTGATTATTATTTTGGCTTTAAGGTCGTATTTTTTGTGTTAGTTGCTATGAGTATTATTGTATTTTGCTACGCGTATATACGCTTACCTGAAACAGTGCTAACAACAATCCAAATGAAGCCTATACTACCAATAGTAAAGCGCATGTTTACAAATGCGCGTCTATGGCGCTACGGCGTATTAATTGGCGGTATTAACGGTGTATTATTTAGCTATTATACCGAAGCACCATTTATTTTTACGCAATACTTTAAACTAACAAGTGCTGTGTATGGTTTTTTAGGTATTATCGTTGCTCTCGCTTCTATTGCGGGTGCGATGCTATCTAAACGACTTGTTAGCCATACAAAACCTGAGAAGATTATCGTACAAGGGTTAGTCATTATGCTCATCGGTACATTGCTCGCTACATCGGTGCAATTTTTACCAAATGCATTACAAATGCCAACCATGATTGTTAGTGTGTTCATTATTTTATTTGGTACAGGTACCGCTTTACCAATCTGTTTAAGCATAGCGCTCATTGACTTTCAAGACGTCATTGGTTCTGCCAGTGCGATATTTAGCTTAGGGTATTATTTACTCGTTAGCGCTACAATCTATGGTATGAGCATTTTCCATAATGGAACAGTCCTTGCAATGCCCCTATATTTTTTAGCACTAGGGATTGTTATGCTCTTAATAAGCTTACCATTACTTTATAAAAAGATGTGAAGTGTTAAATTCTTGCTCTACGTAATAGAGCTACTATCGTATTTAAAAGTTGAATTGAAAATAGACGTCATTTCGAATGTGAAAGCTACAATAATCGTTTCATAATGTTGTTTATAAAAGTATCCTCTTTTGAGGGTGCTTTTTCTTTTGCTTGAAAGTAAGCATATGAAATACATTTTCAGTTGGTGATAAAGAATGCTAGTCGTTAAAAACTTTGCTGGAAATCAGACAGAGCCTTTTTTCACAACATCTGCACCAGTATTCGAACAAGATACTCTAGGTAATTTAACGCTTGAATTCACAATCAATAAATCAAATAACGAAGATGGATTTAACCTTCTTCAAGAAGAGTCAATTGTCACAGCAGCTAATTATGATTTTCGAGTAAAACAATTAATTGATAATAAGCCAGAACGCAAAACCATCCTTGCCATCTCGACATTCTTTGACTTAGCGTATCAATTTAAAGATAAAACTTTTGGTGGCACTCATAGCAGTCAAGAGTTTATAACCTACTTGCTTTCTGGTACAGGTTGGAGCGCAACTATTGATTTCACGGAAACTGCTACAATTTATAAATTTGGTTCAAAAAACATCATCCAGTGTGTTAATCAAATCTGTGATGCCTTCAATTGTGAATTTGAGATATTACCAAATAACCGAGTTCACTTTAGTAAATCACTTGGTCCGGATAATGGAGCACAGTATCGCTATGGTCATAACATTAAAGCACTTAGCCGAAAGATTGATACAACCCATCTACGAACAAAAATTACAGCAACAGGTAAAAATGGTTTGACTGTAACCTACACCTCACCAAATCACACAATATGGGGTATTCGTATTGCTAATCCAATTAGTGACGAGCGATTTACAAATGCAGATAACCTATTGAAAAAGGCTAAGGATGCACTTATTGACTATCCAGAAGTATCGTTTGAGCTGGATACAATCGAATTATTAGATAAACAGTTAGGTGAAAAGGTATGGCTGATTTACGAGCCGATTGAGGGCCTGAAGCTACAGACTCGAATACTTAAACGTTTTTGTATTGTAGATGAGGTTACAGACGAGTTAAAGACTATGGCTGTCACACTAGGCAACTCCTTACCTCGCACAATGTCAGATAATGAGGTTGATACGGAAGAGCTTATCGAAGATACAAAAGAAGAACTAAGTGAAGTTATCGAGGAAAATAAAAAGGAATATAAGTCTGCCATCACACAAACTGATAGCCGTATTACCCTTGAGGTAGAAAAGTTAAATAAATCAATTGCTACTATTGATTTGAAAGCCGACCAGATTAGTCTATCAGTGAGTAATCGAATTGCAAATGAAGTGGCTGCTATTAATGTTCGTGCTAATCAAATACAGTCAACGGTAAGTGCTCAAAACGTTTCAATTGGCAACTTAAATAACCGTATAGGTAGCGCTGAAAGTAGTATTACACAGCAATCTTGGCAAATCAGTCAAAAGGTAAGTACAACGGATTACAATGGCAATACCATTGCATCTTTAATTAATCAAACATCCACCACAATTAGTATTCAAGCATCAAAAATTAATCTTGTAGGCGCAGTTAGGGTTCTTTCAGACATTAGTGGGAATTTAGGTTCGATTACTTCGGGTAACATTCATATTAAAGAAGATATTCACATGGGACGCAGACTCTACTTTAGTGATATGACATCTGTAGGAGGCGCAAATGGGACGATTCAATTAAGTGCTTGGAATGACATTATATATAGCGGATCACGTCACTCTTTTAATGGAACGGTTGATTTTAGTGGAGCAAGAGTAGTAGGCCTTGGCGGTGGAGGAAATTATGTAAGTACTAACACGCTTGGTCTAGAAATTACACAAAGTACAAATAATGCAAGAACAATTGTTTTTAAACGATATGGTCGGGATTTAGGTACGATTACATTAAGATAAGGAGAAATATTAGCTATGGAACAGAATTATTTTCTAATTTCAAATGAAGGAACAGCGTTCGCATTAGAGGGGAAAATAGACTTAGGACAGATTCAAAAGATTTTAAATACACCACAAAATGTTGCTGTACGATTAGGACGTAAAGTGGTCAATAAGTTTATGATTCATGCTGTGGCAAAAAATGAATGTTCCGACATGGAGAATTATAATTTAGGTATCACAGTCGGACAAAGTAAGCTTCGTACGAATGCGGGTGATTTAGAAAAGGTATTAGATGCACTAGAATCTGATATTAATAAAATGGAGTATGTCTTGATAAATGACGCAATGTTGATTTTTAAGCATGCTTTTCAGGTTGCTGAAGCGGAATAAATAAACAAAACGTAAGCAAAGACTTAGCCTTATTTTTATTGTCAAAAAGTTATTAGAGAAAATTTCCCTCTTTTATGATTATATGGATAGTAAAAGGAGTGAAGTTTGTGGTAAATATCGTTAAATCAACTGAGTATTGCGATATCTTGAAACAAGTTAAAATTCAGGATGGAGAAAATGTATATGCAATTGAAGAAATTTATGTAAAAGCCCTTAAAAGAATTGAAGTTCGTTTCGCCTGGTATAAAATAAATGAAAATGGTGCATTGAGATATATTAAAAATGCATTAGATTTAGAAAAAGAAAGTTTGTTTGAATTGTTGAAAATGTCTATTGAAGCAGGGATTTTCGCGAAAGAACAATTCCATGCTTTGTCGAAATAAAATTAAGTCCAAATATTTTTGCCTTCCATAATCATCTGTGGAGGGCTTTTATTATGAAAAAGGAAGGTGTCCAATGAAAACAGACACATTATATACATCACTTGTAGGCGGCTCCATGGCAGGGGTCGCTTATTTTGTTGGTGGGATTGACCATTTAATCAAAGCACTCACTATCTTTATGGCGATTGATTATATTTTAGGGACTATGGTTGCTTTTGTTGTGAAAAACGTTGATAGCAGAAAAGCCTTAATAGGACTGTTTAAAAAAGTGGCCATGATTTTGATGGTGATTGCAGCAGTACAATTAGACTTAGCAACCGAGAGCGGAAACTTTATGCGCAATGCCATGATTCTTTTTCTAATCGGGATGGAAGGGATTAGTATGATTGAGAATCTTGGAAAGTTAGGTTTGAAAGTACCAAAGTTTTTAACGAACTCTTTTAAACAGCTACAAATCGACAATGATGATAAAAAGGATGATAAACAATGAGTGTTACAACTACATGCCGAGATTTAAGCGAATTACTACCAGTGGCTCAAACGGCTTGCAGATTGCTCTTTCAACAGTGCTACAAAGCAGGTATTCAAAATATCTTCGTTACAGAAACATACCGATCGCAAGCACGGCAAAATTATCTATATACACAAGGGCGTACAAGACCAGGGAAAATTGTAACGTGGACGCTAAAGAGTAATCATACTTCACGTTTAGCGTGGGACATTGCCGTGGCTCCACCGAAACCCTTATATGATATAGATACATTAACAAAAATAGGGGCAATAGCTCGTAAGTTAGGTATTACGTGGGGCGGTGATTGGGCACGTAGAATTGACCGACCACATTTCGAAGTGAAGCCCAATTGGAAGATGCCTAGAGGGTACAAATTAGAAGGACAAGTAATTGTGCCAAGTAACAGTAAAATGAAAGTCCAATTAATTGTGGAAGACAAGAAGGAGGAAATCAATGTGGCAAATACAATTTGGAATCCAGGTTCACCAGCGATGAGAACAGAGGCGGAGAACTTTATTTCGCAAGCTGTGAAGGAGGGCATTATTCAAGCTTCACACTTGAAGGATTTGCGGAATGGTCTTATGACAACGGATCGTTTGATTGGTTTGTATATTACAATTCAACAAAGACGTAGTAAATAAAAACGATGATTAATTAATACTTGTTTTTTAGCTAGGTCTTTTTAATTTTGTTTGAATTTATTGGTTAATTATTTACAAAATCTATAGGGCGATGTCATTGTACAAATGATAATTTACACGAAATCTTATTATATATTTTCTTGTAAAATCTAACTAAAATAAAAAATATAAGGAGTGATTGGTTTTGAAAAAAATTTTGTTAATGTTTTTAATTAGTATTCCATTTTTTACTTTTTCTACAATTGGAGATGCACATGCAGCAACAGATTCAACAAGTTTAATTCCAAAAATGACATCAGATAATGCTCCAAGTGGAAAGGCTACAAGTAGTGATGCGTGGTTCCCAGCCTATTTTGCTTTTGATGGAGTACCCCATTATTCAATAAATGGAGGTTTTCATGGATGGGGAACCTCTGCAACAACAGGTTGGCTTGCATATGAATTTAATGAACCAAAGGTTATAAATAAATATGTTTTATATTATGGAGAAAGTCAGAGTAGCGGCCCAGGATTATTGACAACTGTACCCAATTCTTGGACATTCGAAGGGTCAAATGATGGGGAGAACTGGATAGAACTTGATAAAGTAAGTAACTACACATCTACATCTTGGAAAAGTGGAGAAAATGCTTTTGAAATCGAAAGCAGAGAACCGTATAAACACTTTAGAATTAATGTTACTAAAAATAACGGAAGTGTTTCAGGGCAAGTAAATCTTACTATCCACGAATTAGAACTATGGGGTTATGATGCTACGGAAAAACCAAACCCTGAACCTAAGCCAGATCCTATACCAGATCAAAATAGAGCTATCTTAGTAATAACTTTAGTTACTGGTGTAGAGAAAGAATATGATTTAAGTCTTGAAGAAGTTAATAGTTTTATAAATTGGTATGATTCCGCTAATGGAGAGAAATCATATTCTATTAATAGAACTAATAAAAATAAAGGTCCTTTTAAAACAAGGAAAGATTATTTTGTACATGATAAAATCTTAATGTATGAAGTTAGTGAATATTAA